ATTGGTTGGGCTACAATTCAAACCATTATTGATAGAGGATATAAGAATTTATTTTATCAATCAAAAGATTTACAAGTTGTTGATATAGAACATAATATTAATAATAAATACAGAGCACAAGATAAGAGTATGGTTCCTGGATTTTCAACAACTGCAAAAACAAGACCACTCATTGTGGCAAAGATGGAAGAATATACAAGAGAAAAATTAGTAAAATTACATTCCAATAGACTTGTAGATGAATTATTTGTATTTATTTATAAACAAGGAATAGTTCATACAAAGGCTGAGGCTATGGATGGGTATAATGATGATTTAGTTATGTCCTATTCTATAGCACTTTGGATTAGAGACACAGCTTTAAGGATACAAAAGGATAAAAACGATGTACAATGGAAATTAATGGACTCTGTGTTAAAAAATAATGGTAATAAACCTGATTATAGTGAAGGTTTTCATTCTGGTAAATCAGGATTAAAGAAAAATCCATATGAGATAGAGTTTGGTGATGAAAAAGAAGATTTAACTTGGTTAATAAAATAATAAGAGGTAAAAATGGCTGAAGAATATAAAGATGAAAGTGTATTTCAGAAATTAGGTAATTTATTTAGGACTAATATTATAATTAGAAAAACTGATGCTGGTAATTTACGAGTAAAAGACATTAATATGGCTCAAACAAGTTTGAGTTCTAATTTTATAGATAGATATAATAGATTACATAATTCTGCTTGGGGTATGAAATATGCCGCTGGTAAAAATGCAAGAAATTCCTATGATGTAGCTAGAAGAGAATTATATAAAGATTATGAGTTGATGGATGCAGATCCAATTATATCATCTGCGTTGGACATCTATTCTGATGAATCTACAGTACAAAATGTTGAAAATAAAACTTTAAATATTAAAAGTGAAAATGTTAAAGTTACAAAAATACTTCATAATTTATTTTATGACATATTAAATATAGATTTTAATTTATGGTCTTGGATAAGGAATTTAACTAAATATGGTGATTTCTTTTTACATTTGGATATATTAGATAAATATGGTATTGTGAATGTTAAACCTATCTCCGCTTATGATATTGTAAGACTTGAAGATCATGATCCGAGTAATCCTAAGTTAGTTCAATTTGAAGTTTTTCAAGATAATGATACGGGAGTTAATTCAACTAATACTGTTTATGAATCTTATGAAGTTGCTCATTTTAGACTTGTTTCTGATGCTAATATGTTACCATATGGTAAATCATCATTAGAAGGTGCTAGAAGAATATGGAAACAATTATCTCTTATGGAAGATGCTATGTTAATTCATCGTATTATGAGAGCACCGGAGAAAAGAATTTTTAAATTAGATATTGGTAATATCCCACCAAACGAAGTTGATAACTTTATGCAACAAGTTATTAATAAAATGAAAAAAATACCAGTTATTGACCAACAAACTGGGGAATATAATCTACGATACAATGTAGAGTCAGTAACAGAAGATTATTTCTTACCTGTTCGTGGTGGTGACAGTGGAACTAACATTGAAACATTACCAGCATTAACAAATGATGGGGCTATTGATGATATTGAATATTTAAGAAATAAAATGATGGCTGCACTTAAAATACCAAAAGCATTTTTAGGATATGAAGAGGGTGTTGGTAGTAAAGCAACACTTGCTGCTGAAGATGTTCGTTTTTCAAGAACAATCGAAAGATTACAGAAAATTATATGTTCTGAACTTGAAAAGATTGCAATTGTTCACTTATATACACAAGGATTTGAAGATGCTGAATTACTTGATTTTGAATTAGAATTAACAAATCCATCTATGATACATCAACAAGAAAAGTTAGAATTATTAACTCAACAAGTTGAAGTAGCAAATAATATATTAGAAAATAAATTACTTTCAAGAAAGTGGATTTGGGATAATTTATTTGAATTTAATAATGATGAACAAAAGAATCTGTTTTCTGATATGGTTGAAGATCAAAAACAAAAATTCAGATTTACTCAAATTGAAGAGGAAGGAAATGATCCTGCTGAATCAGGTGAAAAAGCCGGTGACGAAGAAGATTTGGAAATGGCTAGACGAGGTGATTGGGGTGGTAGTGAGAAAGATAGATACGAAGCAGAGTCAAGAGTTGGATTTGATTCCGAAGATTTGAAAAATGCAACAAAATATGAAAAAGAAAAATATGGAAAACGAGAGTTCAAAGGTGGTTCACCATTGGCTGTTGGTAAAGGTGGAACGATTGTTGCTAGAGAAGGATTATTGAACCAATTAAAAAATAAATTTGGAAAGAATTTAAAGAAACAAAGTATATTAAATGAGGATGTAATTTTAGATGAATCTGAATAATAAATATACAATAAATATTAAAAACTTTATATTTATATATGAAAAACTACATATAACTAATAATACGGAGATAGAGTATGCGCCGAATTAAGTCTAAGCATTCCAAAATTCGTAACACAGGCTTATTGTATGAATTTTTATTACGACAAGTCACAGCGGATGTATTGGATAATGACAAGAAAAGTACGGCTATTTCTATACTTAAAAAAAGATTTCATGAGAATACTTTTTTAGGTAAAGAATTAGCTCTTTACAATATAATAATCAATAAGAAATTTAAGTCTGATAAAAAGGCTGAATATTTTATAAACGAAGTTTTAAAGGAAAGAAATAGGATTAGTAATTCTGAATTAAAGCGAGAAAAGTATAATCTTATTAAAAGCTTAAAAGAAACTTATGATTTAAATAAATTTTTATCATCTAAAGTTAATAATTATAAAACTTATGCTTCGATATACAAATTATTTGAATATGCTTCAAATCTATCTCCCGATGAAAAAACAGAAGCGCATTTTAATTTAATAGAGTATGTTACTACAGAAGATAAGAATATAAAATTATCTGAAACTGTTGGTGGTACAACAATACCAAAAGATCAAGATTTAAGAATTTTGACTTATAGAACACTTTTGGAAAAGTTTAATCAAAAATATAGTAAATTAAACTTACCCCAAAAATCATTATTAAGAGCATACATTAATAATGTATCTGGTACTAATTCTTTATATGAGTTTATTGAAAAAATAAAACCAGCTTTAAAATCTGAAATAAAAAAATATTCAAAAAATGTTCAAGATGATGTTGTGAAGATAAAATTGAAAGAAGCAATTAATTCATTGGATAAATTTTGTTCAGCTGGTAAATCTAAAATGATTAAAGATAATGTAGTAGTCCAAACAATGAGATATTTGGAATTATTGAAGGAGCTAAAGAAAAGTGGAAATAAAAAACAGAAAGTCCTTTAATAATTTAATTAAATCTTTAACTGAAGAAATTTTAGATGAAGAAGAATTAGAAGAATTAACAGTTACTGGTAATGTAGATGGCTATAATACACCATTTGCATTTACTGGTAATAAAGGTAAGAAGAAAAATAAAAAGATTTCAACTAATAGTACAGGATATGAGATATTAGATGAATCTATAGATTCTAAAGATATAAAAAAGATAAAAACAATTATCAGAGATGTTGTTGCTAATATATTAAGAGATATATGGCTTAAAAGAAGCGTCTGGAAAGATAAACGAAATTAGAGATAGGAGAAAGCTAAATGCCAAATTATACACAGGATCCGAATGATTCAACAAAACAAGTAGCGGGACCATTAACAGATCAGCATTATGATAGAGCTCGTAATGTTCCTACGGGTAGTTTTGTTAAAACCCCTCATTATATATTGGTTAATTCAACTTTAACCAATAAGGTAGGTTTCTTCTTTGGTAGTTCTGCTTCATATGCAGCCAAAGCTACAGCAGAGGGTGATGCTTCCGTATTAACTGGATCTCAACATTATACTACTATGTTATCTGCTGGAACAGTTGGTACTGTGTTGCATATTAATCCATGTGCATATAGTGGAAGTACTGCTGATATCGGAAAAATAACTTTTGTTTATAAAGGTGGATTAGACGGAATGGGAAGACCATAATAAGGAGATAATAAAAATGTCAAAACAAGTAATAGTAGATTATATACCATTTGAGGTTTCTCCTCAACAAATCAACGAATCGATGTCGAAGAATGGCGGTAGATTGGTTGTTAAAGGTGTACTACAGAGAGCTGAATCTAAAAATCAAAATGGTAGAGTTTATCCAAAAGAAACTCTTATGAGGGAAGCTAAAAAATATGCTGAAGTTCAAATTGCTGAACGAAGAGCATTGGGTGAGTTAGACCATCCAGATTCTTCTGTTGTTAACTTGAACAATGTATCTCATAATGTGTTAGAAATGCATTGGAAAGGTGATGATTTGGTTGGAACTGTCGAAGTTCTTGGAACACCTGCAGGAAATATCCTAAAAGAACTATTTAAAAGTGGTATTAAACTTGGTATATCATCAAGAGGATTAGGTTCAGTTAAAGAAATGAATGAAGCTGAAGGTGAGGGTGATACTGTTGAGGTTCAACCAGATTTTGAACTTATAGCATTTGATTTCGTATCAAATCCTTCTACACACGGAGCATTTTTATCACCAACAAATGAAGGAAAATTAAATGAAGGTGTTGGGACACGAGATGGTGTGTGTTGTCACGATTGTAAAATTGAAGATATAATCAACGATATATTCAGAGGAGAATAAAGTGGATTATAAAAAAATGATGGGATATGGTGATAAAAAGAAAGTTACCAAAAAACAATCAAAACCTAAAAAAAATCAAATTCTTGAAGGCATTAAAAAAGATTTAAACGAATGGAATGATAATACATTTAAAACTTTACCAAAAAGATGGAGTTCTTCTGATAAAGGTTTAACTGAATATGAAAAAGAAAGAATGAATGAAGGTCCTTCTTACGAATATAAAAAACACGCTAAAAATATAGACAAGTCTTTAAAAGGATTGCAAAAGTCTTATTTGGATTTTTATGAGTTATTAAGAAAAAAAGGTTTAGATAATGAAGCTTCAGACTTTTTAGATAATTATAAAAAGAATGTAGTTGGATTTACTAAAAAGTATAAAAAAGATTTTAGAAAGTTAATGTAATGCCAGCAAAGTCAAAAGCACAACAAAGATTTTTTGGTGTCGTAAAAGGTATCCAAAAAGGTACTGGTAAAGGTACTGGTAAAGCTAAAAAAGCAGCTAAAGACATGAGTTCATCAGATGTTGATGATTTTGCTTCGACTAAACATAAAGGATTACCAAACAAGGTGAAAAAAGAACATAGAGTAAAAAGTCTTATAAGAAAAATGGTTCGAGAAATTATGGCCGAAGATTTCGCTGGTGCTTATCCGAAACATATGAGAAAAAAGTTTGATGGTAAAAGAAGAAAACAAGCTGAAGTTCTTGGATATACTTTAACTGGTAAAAATGATATAAAAACTGAGATTGGAAATGTCGATGAGAAAGAATATGAGGCACATTATAAAGCTATTAAAGAAGCTAAGGCTAAAAGAGATTACAAAGCTGAATACAAGAAATTTCAATCATCTAAAAAGGCTAAAAAGTATAGAGCTGAATTAAATGCTTACAACAGAAAAAAAGGAACATATGGTAATGGTGATGGTAAAGATGCATCACATAAAGG